TTAGATCGTCCGAGCGTCCGAATGCGAAAATTCGGACGATGAGTCTAGGACCGTGGTTAGCTCGATGTCGCCGTCGCTCATAACGATCCCGCGCCCGTCGCGGATTGCTTCCACGGCAGCGTTGCGAGCGGCGTTTTCCGACCTGGCCTTGACCGTGATCGAGCCGCTGATTGACTGGCTGTAGTAGACCGTAAACTCGCGCTCCGGCTGGCCCGCATCTTCGTCCCAATGGCCAGCCGCCCGCAGTTCCTGCTGCGCCCGGCCAGATCCTGGCATGTTTGCGAGGGAGTGGAGATCGAGGGACCTCATGCATCGACCCCATCATCAAGGCAAACCGTGACCGGCTCGATCCGCCAGCCGTTCCGGTCGCGCGCGCGCCGCCAGGCGCGCTCGCCTGCTTCGCGCGCCTTCCAGTAGCCAACATAGTCGGCCTTGGCGTCCGCACGGGTCAGATGGACCTTAACGGAAACTGGCCTGCGGCCAGCCCGCGTCGGGCGGGTGATCATGTAGTAGGTATATTCGATCACGCCTTCTTCCTTTCATCTGGCGTCGGGCGCTCGATTGCGCGGACGGCGCGGGTCACGGTTTCGATCTGGGGGGACATGTAGACGTCTGCCAGGAACTGGTCGGTGGCCGCTGAGTTGCCGAGGACGTCGGCCAGGTCGGACTTGCTAACGCCGGCGGCGCGGCCGAGGGCGCCGAAGGACCGGCGCAGGTCGCGGAACTGCATCTTGATGAGGCTCAGCTGACCTGCCTTGACCGCCGCCTCTCTGACGGCCTTCCATCTTTTCTGGAAGAGGTCGGGCGTGAAGGGTCGCCCGGTCCTGGCGTCGATCAGTAGTGGGCCTTTCGCGGTTGAGGTCAGCAGGGGGGTGAGCCGCATGGCCAGCTCGTCATGCAACGCGGCCCAGGCGATCTGGCCGCGCTTCGATTGTTCCAGGTTCCAGATCCAGCCGCCTTCGGCACCGTCGTCCTTGGCCGGCAGCTGGTGGAAGTTTTCGCGCCGCGCGCCCAGGATGTCGGTCTGGCGCTGGCCGGCGAGCATCGAGAGCAGGATGGCATGGCCGACAGCATGATTGCCGATCGTGTCGGCGGCCGTCATGAGGGCGTCAAGCTCGGCCCAGCCGATCGTGTGGCGCCGGCCCTTTGGAACGACCAGGCCCAGCTTCGTGCAGGGGTTCGTGCCTTCCGGGCGCCAGCCGCGCAGCTCGGCATGGGTGAACATGCGCCCCATGCTGCGGATGATGGCAAGCGCGGCCGCCGGCCCACGCGCCGCGTAGAGCGTTTCATACCAGCGCCGGATCACCGGCTTCGAGAAGTCTACGATCAGGTCCGTGCCCCATTTGTCGGCGATCATCCGGCCGTGGCTGCGAAGATTGATCTGGGTGCGCGGTCGCAGAAGCTTGAAGGCCAGGCTCGACTGAAAGTCGTCGATCAGCTCGTTCATGGTGCGGCCGACGCGCGGCGCGCGCGCCCTGGTCCAGCCCTTCTTGTTCAGTTCGGTCGCGCGGCGCATTGACCAGGTCAGGCGCAGCGGGTCGAGTTCGACCGGGGTGGCGCCCTTGGCGCGCTGTTCGGCCGAGGGCTCCCACCAGAGCCGCATCGTGCCGTCGGCGCGCTTGCGTTCGCGCACACCGGCCGGGAACTTGGCGCCAGGTGCCTTGGTTTTGGTGGGGCGGCGGGTCATTGGGTGGGCGTTATGACCATGGTGCCAACCTCTGCCGTGCCGGCGATGCCGTGGTCTTTGAAGACCTTCAGGGCTTGCGCTGCGGCGACGGGGGCGATGAGTTTCATCAACTCAATCAGGACCTCTGGCGTCGCGACTTGCGCCCTGACTTTTGCCAGTTCGATCGGATCTTCCTCGTCGAAGTGCCATTCAACGACAAACCATCCGCCGCGGAAGCTGCCGACCAAGCTCGTCTTCGTTTTCGTCATGCCTGCCGTGCCTTCTCGAAAAGGATGATGTTCGGCCCCTCGGGTCGGGGCATCTGGTCGGCCGGGCGGCCCTGGGCGGAGATCCAGCCGTCGACCATTTCGGCGCGCCAGCGCATCGGCCGACGCCAGACGGGCATGGGCAGGGGAAAGCCCGCCTCGTCCTCGAGCCGGGTGCGCGCGCGCAGGAAGTTTTCGACGCTGACGCCGAGGCGCGCGGCGACGGCGGCGGTGTCGATGAAGGGCGGGGCGGTCATGGCGGCCATCAGAGGTCCCCCGCATTGCGCCGGTCCTGGACATAGTCGGGTTTGGCCAGGGCGTGGCGCCATTCGTCGTACATGGAAGACGGGGCCTGTGCCTTGCGCAGGTCGATGAGGGCCCAGGCGATCAGTGCCAGCCCGCCGATCATCAGGACCAGCCCGAAACAGAGCGCGACGAGGAACGATATGGACATGTGAGGCCTTTCTTGCTGGCCGCGCGGGGCGCCTGCCGCGCGGCGGGTGGATGGGGCAGGGCCGGCCGGCAGCTCGGCCAGGGGCGCCCCCTGCCAATCAGGTCAGGACGGGCGCCCAGGCATGACGATGACGTTGTCGCCGGCCAGGTCGGCGATGACGGCCATGCGGCGGCGCCATTGCAGGCATTCCTGCATGACGGGCTGGGCCAAAAACATCAGAAGTGCCGCGCCGTCATCGGTCAGCCGGCCAGTTTCTGCCTCGGCTGCGACGGCAATTGCGCGCTCCAGGATTTCGTCGGTGATCGGGCCCGGCGTCGCCGGCCGCGGGATCAGATTGGTGATGGCAGTCATGGGGGCAACTCCGTGCTGTCGATGCACGAAGAATAAGTGCTTACCTCACACTGTCAATCACATTGTGAGACCTGCGCACAATTTAGTGCTGCCGCCAGCTGCGGGTGACGCGACCGCGCACAACAACATTGGTGCCGTCGACGATGTGCACGCGCCATTCATCGGGCTCGAGGCTCGCCGCCACAAGCACCGGTGGTTCGAAGCGCCTAAGAACCGTGGTCGCGACCCCTCGAATGTTGTCGTAGATCTGTGCGAGCACGACATCACCGGCTCGCACCCGCTCGGCGGCGTCCGTGTCGACCAGCATGAAATCGCCCGGCAAGAGCCCCATCAGTGCCAGGGCGCTGCTTTTGACGCGCCAAATATCGATGCCAGGGCGCTGGCCGAGTGCTTCCGCGATGGATGAAATCCCGCGATCTTCTGGGCTCTGAGCGGTCCAGCTGCTTGCATCGCTTTCAGAAAACCCTGGCGACAGATGACGGGCGGTCCGATTGTCCCCGAGCCCGGCGCGCTCGATCATGTCGCTGATCGGCACGCCCAGGGCGTCGGCGAGCGCGCGCGCCTGGTCGAGTGTCATCTTCTGGTGGCCGTTCAGGATCTTCGAAATGACCGTGCGGTCGCGGCCGATGACTTGACCCAGGTCCGTGCTCGTCAGTCCAGCCTTTCGCTGGAGGCCCTTGAACCAGTTCGCATCCATCATGGGAGCTAAGTAGGCACTTCACACCTCACAATGAAGTGATGAATTGGCACACAATTCGCACATTGTGCTTGACAGGGCGGGCCCCAGTCGCGGAATAGATGTGGTATGAGTAAGCACCTCACACCACTAGACGTATTGGAGCGGCTGGTCGGCCCGCTGCCCATTCTTGCCGAAATTGCCGGCAAGCACGCCAAGGTGCCCTACCTCTGGCGCCGCGCCTCGAAGTGGCGCGATGCTGGCGACCTGCCGTCGACGCGCGAGGCGCGATCGTTCCTGGCCTATGCCGCCGCGCGCGGGATCCTGCTGACGGCCGATCACCTGATCTGGGGCGCGTCCGAAGCTGAGATCGATGCCCTGATCGCCGAGATGGGGGCCGGCCAGGTTCACCCCGAGGCCGCAGAATGACCCCGCGCGCAGATCTGCCTGGCTGCGCGGGCCCCGCCGTGCCCATGTCCAGATGGTGCGGCCAGACTGGCCAGCGGCCCTTCGCGGTCGCTGGCCTTTTTTCGGGGGCCCGGTCATGTCGCTGAAGCGCCGCGCCGTCATCGCCCGGGCGCTGAACGTCGCCATCCTCGCCCGGCTCGGCGTCTTGACGCCGGCGGATGTCGACGCGCTGGAACGTGAAATCGGTGATGGGCCGATCGATCAGGGGCTGTTCCGGGCCGTCAACGGCTTCCTGCGGGACTATGACGAGGTGGCCCGCGATCCCCGCGCGCTCGCGGATCTGGGCGAGCAGCTTCTCGACGCCGTGACGGCGGAGCTGGAGCGGGCGCCGACGGTCCCGCCCAGGACGACGATCGACCAGCTGGTGCGCCATGAGTGAGCCGCGCCTGACGCTCGCCGACCAGGTCCTGGTCAACATGATGGGTGCGCTGCATCTGACGGTGCACCGCGACCCGGCGCGCGACAAGATGCGCATCGATGTCCTGCGCGAGGTCCTGCCGCAGGCGAACCGCGAGCATCCGCGCCTCAGGCCGATCATCGAGGCGGCCGAGATGTTCTTCACCGTCCCGACGGTCGACCTGCCCCGCGACCAGACCGCGCTGATGCTGGGCCGCGAGGCTGTCGTGACGTTTTTCGAATGGCGTTCGGGCGTCGCGCTCGACGCCTGGCGCGAGGCCGGCGGTCAGGGTTCGACGGGAAAGGGGCAGGCATGAAGTGGGCTGTGGAAGAGATCGACGATCTGGTCAATGTCATCGAAGAGCATGTCGGCCGATCGATGTCATGGCCGATCGCGCGGGACGTGCTTTGCTGGATCGACGACCAGGGGCTCATGCGGCCTGACGGGCGCGACAGCGCCGACCGAGTTCGCATCAGGGTCGGCGTCAATATGGATCAGCCCGTCGTCGATCAGCCCGTCGGCATGGGTCAACCTGACCCGACTGTGATCGCGGATCCGGGCCCGCAGGCTGATCCCGCACCCCCGGCCGGGGACTTGAACACGGTGGCCGGGGGTGCGGTTGATTGCCCCAGCCCCGAGGGCGCCGACGGGGAAGCAGCCCCGAGTGACGCGCCCGCCCCGCCGGCTGCGGGCGGCGGGGTCACCGAAGGCCTGATGCCCTGGGATGATGCACAGGATGAAGAGCTGCGCCGGTTGAAGGGGCTGGGCTTGCCGATTGCCGAGATAGGCAAACGCATGGGGCGCAGCGAGAAGGCGATCACCATGCGTTGGTACAAGCTGCGCACCGCCCGAGCCCCCCGGCCCGCGCCGAGCCCCTTGCCGCCCCCGACGGTCGCTGACCAGCCTGCCGTGGTGACTGTGATCGACCCCGCGCCGGTTCCGGCCGTGGCGCCTTGGCTGCGTTCTGGCATGCAGCGGCTCGACGAGCTGAACCTGGCCGAGGATGCAACGCTGCTGGACATCGCGGAGCGGCTGACCCGTGGCGACGGGGCGGCCGAAGTGGGCGAGAGCTACAGCCTGAAGCCGCCAGAGGTCCGCGTCCTGTGGCTGTCGATGCTGACGGCCGTGGGGCTGGAAGAAGGCGCGCGACCGTCGCTCGCGCAGCAAGGCCGCCTTCTTGAGCTCTTGCGTCACCGGGTCAAGGTGCGGGCCGATGCGTGAGGCACCGCGCTATTCCATCGCCGACATCAAGGCGATGCTCTACGACCGGCGCCATGATCTGGCCGAAACCTATGCGCCCAAGGCGCCGGGCAGCTATCTGTCGCAGGGGGCCTATTACACGCTGAACCCCGGGCGCCCCGATCGCCATGTCGGATCCTTCGTGATCTGGCTCGAGGGCGCGCGCGCCGGCCGCTGGCAGGATTTCGCGACGGGGGAGCATGGCGATCTGCTGGATCTGATCGCGCTCGCGCTCGGCTGCGACCTGAGCGGGGCCCTGCGCGAGGCGCGGGGCTATCTGGGGCTGATGGCCGACGGGCCAGAGGACATCGCCCGGCGCAAGCGCGCGGCCGAAGAGGCGCGGCGCCGGTCCGAAGAGGCGGCAGCAAATGATGCCGCCGTGCGCGAGGCGCGCCGGCGCAAGGCGCTGGCCCTGTGGCTTGAGGCCGAAGAGCGGATCGCCGGAACACCGGTCGAGGCCTATCTGCACCAGGCGCGCGGCATCGATCTGCGCGCGCTCGGCCGCCAGCCGCGGGCCCTGCGCTATCACCCGGCCTGCTATTTCCGCGAGGTGACGCCCGAACGCGTCGACCCGGAGACGGGCGAGGTCCTGCCCGAGCGTCTGATCGAGGGGCACTACCCTGCGATGATGGCCCTGGTGACGGGGCCGGACGGCCGGCCCGCGGCCGTGCACCGCACCTATCTGGTCGAGCGCGCGCGCCAATGGGTCAAGGCGCCCTTGCGCGCGGCGAAGAAGGTGCTGGGCGATTATGCCGGCGGCTCGATCCATCTGTGGTCGGGGCAAGAGCCGGATGGGTCCAAGGGCCGGCCTCTGGCCGAGGCGCCGCCGGGCTCGCGGGTCTATGTGAGCGAAGGCATCGAGGACGCGCTCAGCTGCGTCGTGCTGATCCCCGAGGCGCGCGTCCTTGCGGCCGTCAGCCTGTCGAACATGGGCGCGATCGCGCTGCCGCCCGCCATCTCGGAAATCGTGCTGATCGGTGACCGGGATGAAGGCGAGCAGCAGCGCGCCGCGCTGGCGCGAGCCGTCGAGACACATGCCCAGGCCGGCCGGCGCGTCCGGCTGTGGCTGTCGGACAGCGGCAAGGATCTGAACGATGCGCTGCGCCAGGGCGGCGCGGCCGAAGAAGCCGACCAGGTCCCCGCAGAGGGGCCGGCAGAATGAGAACGAGGGGTGGACATGGGCAACGGATATGGCGAAGCGCATCACAGTCGGGACGCGGATTTTGCGGCTTACGACCGCCTGCCTCCTTTGGCGCGCGGCATGTTGCAGCGTGCGGCTGCCAACTGGTCGAGCCCCTTCATTCTGCAGATCTGGTCGGAGGCCATTCGCGCGGGGGCCTCGCCTGAGGTCTGCTTTGCGGCACTCGTCCGAAAGCTGTCCGGACACTCAGCTGCAGATGCCTATCGCACCTATGGGCCCGATCATCCCCAGTCCGATGCGCAGGGCAAGCGGCTTAAGCCTGACCAGCACGGGCTCTGGCGGCCGGCCCAGCGGGCGAGGCGCGCATCATGACGCCCGCCGACGACGACTGGATGGACAATCCCGCGCCACCGCCCCGGGCAATTGGCGAGCCGGCGCACCAGGCGGCCAAGCCCAAGCCTGCGCGCGGGACGCCGAAACGCAAGGCGCGGCTCGCGGCCGCCCTGCGCGGGGCGCCTGTTGCGGCCGAGCCGGCGCCCCCGGGCGGCGATGCCGCGCCTGAACCGGCGCCAGCGAAGCCCAAGGGCCGCAAACCCGCCGCGGGTGGTGGCAAGGGCGGTGATGGTGGCAAGGGCGGATCGCCTCCGCCGCCGCCCCCAGGGGACGGCGATCCGCCACCCCGGCCGTCGGACCATGTGCCGCGCCCGCACGGGCAGATTTGGCCGGACTGCGCGGTCAAGGCGCTCGGCGTCAACGGCGATTATTCCTATTTCCTCGACCGGCTCGGCCAGCTCCGCGCCACGAAAGAGCTGAAGGCGCAGGCGATCGTCTCGATCTTCGGTGGCGAAAAGCCCTTGCTCGCGCACTATCCGTCCTATGACCGGGCCGGCAACCTGCGCCGCGACACGTTCAATTCGCAGCTCTGCGCGTTCGACATGCTCTGCGCCGCGGCCGACAAGGGGCTGTTCCACCCCGACGGGGCCGTGCGCGGCGTGGGGGCCTGGCGCGACGACCAGGACCGGCTGATCTATCACACCGGCGGGGCGCTGCTGACCCCGCAGGGCCAGCTGCATCCCGATCTGCATGACGGCCGGGTCTATCCCGCTGCCCCTGCCGTGCCGCCGCCCGCACCCTCGGCCGAGGCAACCGGTGCGCGGATCGCCGAGGCGGCCGAGGCGGCGCTCGACCTTTTCGGCACCTGGTCCTGGACGCGGCCGCAGCTCGACCCCCTGATCACGCTCGGCATGCTGGGCTGCCAGATGCTGGGCGGTGCGCTCGACTGGCGGCCGACCTTCTGGGTGTCGGGCCCCGAAGGCTCGGGCAAATCGACGCTTCTGGGCGCGCTCGAACTGTTGCACGGGGGCCAGAAGGGCGTGGTCAAGGCGGCCGACGCCACCAAGATGGGCATCCTGAACGCCGTCAAATATTCGAGCCTGCCGGTCATCATCGACGAGCTCGAGCCGGGCGACGAGCGGTCGCAGCGCGAGCAGGACATCCTGACCGCCATGCGCATCGCCTCGTCCGGCGCGCAGTGGCTGCGCGGCTCGGCCGACCAGAAGGGGATCGGCGGCAACATCTATTCGACCTTCCTCGCGTCCTCGATCCTGATCCCTGGCAAGATGTCGGCGGCCGATCGCTCGCGCCTGATCATCCTGGAGGTCCGCCCGCAATCCTCTGCCCCGCCGCTGATCGAGCCCGCGGTCTGGCGCGGGCATGGGTCGATCCTGAAGCGCGGGCTGATCGACCGATGGCCCGCCTGGCGCGAGCGTCTGCATATCTGGCGCGGCGCGCTTGCGGAGCTGGGCCTGCGCGGCCGGGGATCAGACAACTGGGCCACCGTGATCGCCATGGCCGACCTGATGCGCTGGCCCGACACGGTGCCGGAAGAGGCTCGCCTGCGGGAGGTGGCCCAGCTGGTGGCGGCTGCCGCTACGACCGCCCAGGATGAGGTCGGCAGCAATGCGACCGACATGGTCACGCACCTGGTGACGCAGCCCTTCGACGTCTACCGGCGCGGCGAGCTTTGGTCTGTGGCCCAGTGGCTGATGGTGGCCGCCTGCCTGCCGGGCGCGCCGCTCGAGCTGATCCAGGGCCCGGCCGAGGGGGCGACGACGATCCTGGACGAAGACCGGCGCCAGGCGGCGAAGCGCGCCAATTCGAAGCTCGCGCGGGCAGGTCTGCGCGTGATCGGCGAGGGGCGCGATGCGAAGCTGTTCCTCGCGTCGGGCAACTATGCCGAGCTGCGCAAGTTCTTCGCCGGCTCGGCCTGGGCAAATGGCGTCTGGCGCCAGGCCGCGCAGCGCCTGGCCGGGGCCGAGCCCGACCAGCGCTCGCTGGCCGGGATGACCACGCGCGGCACGACGATCCCATTTACGTCGATGCCCGGGCTGCTGGCCTTCCCCGCCGACCGGGTCGTGGAGCCGTCGCCCCCCACCCCCGAGGGCTGGGAAGAGTTCGCGTGACTAACCCGCCATGGCGCGGGTGATGCCCGTGACATGCTGGCTCGCCGCATCCCTGAAATGCCGCGCAGCGGCCAGAAGCGCGTAGGCCTGCGCGCCCTTGTCGGGAGCCAGCGCCAGAGGTTCGTCGAGTTGGCGTGCCAGCGCGTCCAGAATGGCGTCCAGGTGAAGCAGGTTCAGGTCGGCCTCTTCGCTCAGATCAAAGGCCTGTTGCTCGCGGTCCTCAGACATGGGCTGCCTCCCCTTCGTCAGTGGTGGGCAGGGCCGAAAGCAGGGGTACATGGACGCCGCGCGTCGCCGCGCCCGCCAGCGACAATTGCCCAGGGCGCGCGCCGGGCAGGCCCAGAAGGGCGGCACGGTGGCGCCCGCCGGACCAGTCGGTCCCGTCGAAAAGCCGCGCGCCGTGCGGCAGGGACCCGGCCACGAACAGATCCTCGGGGCCGGCGCGCAGACCGGCCCGCGCCAGCGTGCGATAGGCGCCCAAGTCGCCCGCCCGTGCGGCTGCCGCCAGGTCGGCGATGGTCATGCCGGGGCAAACCGTGTCGCAGGCCAGAAGGTGGCGCAGGCAGTCGGCGCCGGTGCCGTCGCCCGGCGCGGCCGACGCCCGGTCGGGGAACAGCGGCGGCAGGGGCGACAGGCCCCACATGCGGCGCCCGGCAGCGGTCCCGCCCAGAAGGCGCGCCTCGCGCACAAGGGCCAGCCAGTCGCGGTGGCCCATGTCGACGCCCGGAGGCACGTCCGCCGGTTCGGCGCGGGCGCGCAGTTCCGCCTCCATCGCGTTGAAGGCGTCGATGAAGCGGACCTTCCATTCCATTGCCGCCCGGCCGGTGAAGCCCATGGTGATCAGCGTGAAGCCGTCACGGGTCAGTTGGTATTGCTCGCGAGGTTTTCCCTGGGCGTCGAGGTAGGTCGCCAACGCAAGATTGCGTTCGCTGAACTCGTCCGGCAGATCCTTTTTCGTGTTCTCGATCCCGCGCAGCACGTCGGCGTGTCGTTTACCGAATTTCTCAGCCACCACGCGGGATGTGGTGCGCATGTCCGGGGTGATCAGTTCATTGGTCAGTGTCATGTCAGCCCTCCTTCTTGGGCGTTGCGTGACGCCGCGAAGGGTGAGCTTCTTAGACCCGTCCCTGGCGGCGGGGGCTAAGAACCCGAGAAGGACGGGCGGGATTATTCGAGCGCTTGCGCGCCTTATCTCTCCGCACCCCCGCCATGGGAAGCCGCTGGTGTCGTCGCGGATGACCGCCTTCTTAAGGGCTTCTTAGACCCACGGACAAGATGCGCTCGGACAATGGGGCTTGTCAAGCAGGGGCGAATCACCCGAGTTTTCTGGAAAACGGGGCCTGGAAAACGGGGCACAGAATGGACCGACAGTTCTACTTGGCGGCCGCAGGGTTTTACTATGTCCCTGGACTGATCGCGATGGCAGCCGAAGGCGCCCTCACGAACTGGCTGGCGTGGGGTCTTATGAGCGGGTTCGGCAGCTTCTTTACACTGGTTTTTCTGGCGCGCGAGTTCAAAGAGAAGCAAGATCAGCACGTCCTTCTGCTGCTGGGCCTGCCCAGCCTGCTGTTTGGTATCGCCTGCCTCTACAAATTGGGCTGAGTGCCTGCGCGTTCGGGGCCAAGCCAGATGTCGCCCCGCGTCATCCCACCCTTGCGCCCGCACCCCGCACCCTTTATCCTAACCCTCATTCGCGCCGCGCAACCGGGCCTGCGGGTCCGGGCCATCCCATCCCGTTTTGACCACTTGGGATGGTTTTTGGGATGCGAAAAGGGATGCTTTTTGCCTTCCGTATCAATGCTTTAGCCGTGTCATCCCATCATCCCACCGCCAAGCGGCCCCTGATGCGCGTATGCCCGTCCGTGCGCATGCGCGCGTGCGCGCGCGTACACCCGCGTTAGAAGGGGGTTTGGGAGTGGTATAGTGGGATGATCTATCTATACCATTGATATATCTAGATATAATCATCCCTTTTGGTATCCCAAGAACCATCCCGCTTTGGGATGACTTTCGGCCTGACCCTTGCGGGCCCGCGCCGGTAAGATGCTTGGCCATGACGATGCCGATTTGCCGGGGATTTGAGGGACGTGGCCGGACCTGACAGCCAGATTGCCGCCATGGCGGCCGAGGCGGCGGCGGCGGTCGAGGCCGACAGGGCCGCCGCCGAGCAGCTGACGCTCCTGCCCGACGAGCGGCCGGGCGCCGCCCTGGTCGAGGACGGCACCCGCCGGCGCGGCGCGGGCCGGGCGCTGAACCAGATGCGCGACTGGCTGGCGCTGCAGGGCTTCCGCCAGCCTGAACAGGTCATCGCCGAGATGGCCGGGCTCGCGAGCGGCGCGGGCGATGCGCTCGACGCGGCGATAGAGCGGACGCAGCGGATCTTCGCCGCCGCCACGGCCCATGGCGATCATCGCGTCTGGTCGCCCACCGAAGGCTGGCTGCGCCCGGCCGACCCCTACAAGCCGACGCCGGACGAATGGCGCCAGACCTTCATGCAGGTCTTCACCCTGCAGCTGCGCGCGGCCGAGGCGATGCTGCCCTACGGCCTGCCCAAGGTCACGCCCGAACAGGTCACGCAGCAGCAGGTCACGCAGATCGTCGTCCAGGGCGCGCCGATCGCGCCGGCGGCCGTGCCAGGCGTCGTCGTTGACGCCCGTCCGGCGCGTCGGATCGCGCCGCCGCCGCGTCCGTGGGAAGTCGAGCAAAATCAACGCCTTGCGGGCGCTGGTCGCGACGGTTCGGACGCTGAAATTCGGACGGCGAGGGCAACGCCTTGAAATCGCAAGCGAAATTGGTGGCCTGCCGTATCATCGCGGATGATACTGCGGCCCGCCCTTCCGCCCTGGTCGGCGCGGCCCGCCGCCGCCTGGTCGGACGGCCCGCGACCCCCCCGGGGGGGGCCTCGCGCCGAAATCTCTCTCCCCCCCTCGCAGAGGCCAGTCACCCTTCCGGGCCCGAGGGGGTCGAAAAATGAGCGCGAACTTCGGACCGGGCCAATGGGGTGCGGGGGAAGAAGCCCCCGAGCGGCCGCGCGAAAGCGCGGGACAGGGCGACGAGGCGCGAACGGACCTTGTGATGGGGCTCGACGCGAAAGAGGCAGTCGCGATCCTAGCGGGCGAGGGTGGACCCGACAAGCTCGATCTGGCAGCGCCTGCCTTTCCCGGCCCGATCGCCGAAGCCTTCTACTGGGACGACAGCGTGATTGCCGGGATCCAGGGCCCGGTCGGCAGCGGCAAGACGACGACCGTCCTGAAGTCGCGCCTGCGCCGGGCCATGTCGATGCCGCGATCGGTCATCGATGACTGGCGCCGCTACAAGCTCCTGGTCATCCGTGCCACCTACCGCCAGCTTTGGTCGACGACTATTCCCGACTTCCTGACGGTCTATCCTCACGAGCTTGGCGACTGGGCCGGTGGCCGCGGCGGCCCGGCCACCTTCCGCATGGTGTTCGATGACGGGCTCGGTCCGATCGAGTTCATCGCTGAGTTCATGGCCTTCGGCGACGACATCCAGGGCGCCATGCGTGGCTACCAGACCACGGACATCTGGCTGCACGAAATGGACACCAACCCGATCGACGTGATCCTCAACGGCATCACGCGGATCAACCGCTTCCCCGGCAAGGCGCATCTCACCGGCTACGCGCGCGAGCTGCAGGACTTCGGGCAGATTGTCGGCGACTTCAACGCGCCGGACCCGGACAGTTGGGTCAATTCGCTGATGATGGACGATGGCCGGCGTGCCTCTGTCCTGAAACAGCTGAATGCTGGGCTGCCAGAGGGCGCACGCCCGATCACGATCAGCTATCACCGCCAGCCGGGCTATGGCGAACCGGGCTGCGAAAACCTGTCGAACCTCGGCCCCGGCTACTATCCGACGCAAATCGCCACCCTGACGCTGCTGGGCCGCGGCGACACGATCGACCGCTTGGTCTACAACAAGGTCGTTCACACGCGGGCGGGCGAGCCGGTCTTCGCCCGGTCCTTCAACCGCGCCATCCATGTCGCGCGGGCCACACTGGCGCCGGTCCCGGGTGCTGCCCTGCGGATCGGGCTCGACCAGGGCTTCAAGGGCGCCGCCATCGTCGCCCAGCACCTGGCGCCGCGACGCTGGCGGATCCTGGGCGAGCTGCATTTCCCCGAGGTGCACATTCTGGCCGCGGACTTCGGCCAAAGGCTGCGCGACATGCTCGACGAGCGCTGGCCCGGCTGGCCGGTCGAGGCCGCCTGGGGCGACATGGCCGGCGAGCAGGGCTCATCCCTTGGCGCCGACGAGAATGCGACCTGGAACCTGATTGTCGGTCGAGCAGCCGGGTTTCGTGTCCGGCCGCAGCGGCTTGGCACGAACCGGATCCAGCCACGGCTCGAGGCGGTGCGCGCCGCGCTCGAGGCGCCACTTGCCGGGGGCGAGCCCGGCCTGCAGATCGATCCGTCCTGCCGCTTCCTGATCGCTGGCTTCGAGGCGCGCTATGTCTGGACCGAAGAGCTCGATGCGTCCGGCGCGAAGCGCAAGGTGCCCGACAAGCGCCTGACCGAGGCGAACGTGATGGATGCGCTGCAATACCTCCTGCTGTCCGAGCACCGGGCGAACGGCCTGAGCGAGCTCAGCTTCCCGGACCCGGCGCTGGCCGGCCGGGCAATCCTGCCAGGCCTCGCGCCTGCGGGCCCGGCGCCCGGCCTGCGCTTCGGGCATGACGTCCTCAACCCCTATGGAGTGCTGCAATGACCAAGAAAAAGCAGGCAAGCGCCGAGGTCCTGGCCGACCTGGTGCGACGGATCGAGGAAACCGGCGGCGTCCGGCCGGACGAGCTCTTGCAGGAGCTCGAGGCCACGGCCGGTCTGACCATCAAGGACAGGGGCAGCACGACTGAGCTGAAGCTGGCAGGCCTGACTGCCACCTGCACCTATGGGGCCGCTGGTGCCTTGTCGAACTGGGCAGAAAACGCCCGGCGCCACCTGATGCGGGCTGACGGATGATGGTTCAGACGGCGCCCTACAGCGATCAGGCGGCCATGGCTATCCTCTCGCGCCTCGATCCGTGGGACCTGTTGGAGGTCGAGACGGGGGCGGGCACCCATCTGGACCATCTTGGCCTCTTCGCGCTCTGGCGCGCGCTCCTGCCTGGCTGCTTCGACTGCCTGGTCATCGCGGACAGAGGCGAACCCTTCGCCCTGCTGGCGATCCTGCGAACGGGCGCGCACGGTGTCGGCTCGGCCGCGCTCATTGCGCGCGATCACATCCGCTTTCGCCGCGGCATGGTCCGGCTCGCCCGCATGATCGCCGCCCGTATCGCGGTCTGGGCGGCCGAGCATGGGCTTTGCCGGATCGAGGTGCGTTCCTGGGAACGGCATCCGCGCGCAGCCGCCTTCCTGACCGCGTGTGGCTTCACGCTCGAGGCGACGCTCGCGGGCTTCGGCCGCGACGGCGCCGATCGCTTTCTGCAATTCGCCTGGGTTGCCGCCCCAACCGCCGAGAGAGGGACCTGAGACATGTGCCTGGTGAAGAGCCCGAAGATACAGGCCCCTGCGGCCCAGCAGATCGCGGCCTATGACAACCGCGACGCGACGGAGGCGGCAAACGCCGAGGCGCGCCTGCGCCGCCGCCGCGCGGGCGCGGCCGCGAACATCCTCACGGGTGCCACGGGCATTCCGTCCACGGCGACATTGGGCGGGGTGGCGCAATGAACGCGGTCGCCGACCAGGGCAGCGATGCGGACCGCAAGAACCATATCCGCGCCCATGAGGCCATGACGCGCTGGCGCCAGCTGAAGCAGGACCGCGCCCAGCATGAGCGCGACTGGGCAGACATTGCCCGCCTGATCCGGCCGCAGCGGGGCGGCTTCTCGCTTGCGGACCCCGGCAGCCGCACGATGGAAAAGGCGCTGTCGTCCGAGCCGATCCAGGCGGCGAGCTCGTTCGCTTCGGGGATCTATTCCGGGCTGACCAACCCGGCCAGCACCTGGTTCGGGTTCGAAACGCCCGACCCTGACCTGAACGCCTGGCAGGCGATGGCCGAGTGGAACGACATCGTCACGCGCCGCGTCTTCGCGAGCTTCGGCCCGTCACTGTCGAGCTTCTACAGCTCGACCTTCCAGGCCTATGCCGACATCGCCGCCTTCGGTAATGCGGTGGCCTATGACGAGTTCGACCCGGTCGAGCGGCGCTTCATGGACGTCACGCTCAGCCTGGCCGAGGTCGTCTTCGATGTCGACGCCTGGGGCCGGGTCTGGGAATGGGTCAGGCGGTTTTCGTTGACCCCCCGCCAGGCCGTCGCGCGCTTTGGGGTGGCTGCCCTGCCGCCTTCGGTGCGCAAGGCGGCCGAAGAGGGTGGGCAGGCCGACGTCTGGCTCTATCACCACATCCTGCCCAATGCCGACTGGCGATCGGGCAGGATCGGGGCGAAGGGCAAGCCGGTCCTGTCGATCACCATCTGCGAGATGGACGAATGGCTGGTGCGTGAGGCGGGATATGAGGAACTGCCTGCCTATGCGCCCCGCTGGGACGTCGACACGGGTCAGGTATGCGGCACGGGGCCTGGCTTCGTCGCCCTGCCGTCGGCCCGCAGCGTCCACCAGATGGAGGCGGCGACCTTGCGCGCGGCCCAGTTTGCGGCCGACCCGACGCTTCTGGCCCCGTCGCGCGAAGATTGGCCCCTGTCAGGCACGATCCGGCCGGGAACGGTCGTCTACAACGGCGTGAATGCGCGCGGCGATCAGATGGTGCGCCCCCTGCAGATCGGCGGCGGCATCGGACTGACCGTGCAGGAAAAGGCCAGCAAGGTCGAAGAGATCAAGAACGCCTTCCACTATTCGATCCTGACCCTTCAGGGCCGAACCGGTGTCACCGCCGAGGAAAGCCAGATCATCGAGGAAGCGCGGATGCGCGAGTGGGCGCCGCATTCGGACCGGATCATGGAAGAATATGCGGCCCGGAAGGTCGAGCGGCGATTCCGCGAGCTGTGGCGGCGCGGCCAGCTGCCCCCGCCGCCGAAGGAAGCGGCCGGCGTCCCGCTGCAGGTGCGCTACACCTCGGCCGCCCAGCTGGCCAAGAAGGCCCGCGAGGGGTCCGAGATCATGCGCTTCATCCAGAACCTGGCGCCCCTGGCCCAGATCAGCCCGCGCGCGATCGACCGGTTCGATGTCGATGCCGCGATCGAGGCCCTGCACGAGGCGAGCCCGAACCTGCCGGCCAAGATCCTGCGCGCCCGCGACGCGGCCGACAAGCTGGCCGAGGCGCGCGCCCAGCAGCAGCAGATGGCGCAGATGGCCCAGATGGCGCAACCGCTTGCGGGGGCGATGAAGGACGCGGCTGCCGCCGGACAGATGATGCAGCAGGATGGAGGTGCCGCCGCATGACCATGAAATACCATGTCGACAGGATCGGCAGCCGTGTCCTGATCGGCTCGGATATTCCCGGGGTGATCGAAGAGGTGATCTTTTCCCGAAACCAAACGTCGCCGCTCTACCTGGTCAACTACTGGATTGACGGCGACCTCCGGTCGCATCGGTTCTGGCCGACGGAATGCCTGCCCGCGCCGGGGCATTCCCAATGATCTTCGACCGCATTGGCATGCTGCGCGCGCTCTTCCCGGCGCGGTCCGCCGCCGCAGAGGTCGCGGCCCGCTGGCAGCGCGCGGTCGCCCGCGAAGACGAGCTTCTGGGCGATGTGCTGCGGCTTGGCGGGTTGACGGCACAGGTGCCTGATACGTTCGACAAGGGCGTACCCCTTGGCGCCCCGATCGACCCCCTGCGCCTGGCCTATGACGCGGGTAAGCGCGACCTGGCGCTGCAGCTGGCGGCGCTGATGGCCTTGACCCCAACCGAACTGCAATCACTGATGGAGAGCTGACATGTTGATCCTTGACCCCTTTCGCACCCCTCTTGTGCTGGCCCCGGCTGACGCTGCCGCCGGCGGCGGCGAGGGCGCGGCGGCGGCAGCGACCACAGATCCGGCCGCGCAGACGGCGGCGGCAGCTGCCCTGGCGGCGGGCGCTGATGGCAATGCGGTCGCAGCTGCGGGTGCCAAGGCGCGTTGGTGGGAAAGCCCGGACTATTCGGACGATGAACGCCAGTGGCTGACGGCCAAGGGGCTGGCGGACGAGGACGTCGGCCGGGCTGTTCCGAAGCTGGTCAAGGGCCATCGCGCGGCGGAACAACGCATCGGCCGCGGGCTCGACAGCATCATGGACCGCCCGAAAAAGGACCAGGACCTGACCGAATGGATGCGCGGCCAGGCCGAGATCTTCGGGCTGCCCGAGAATGCCGACGGCTACAAGATCGAGCGGCCCGAAGGCATGACCGATGGTGCGCTCTGGGATCAGGGCTTCGAGGCCGAGGCCCGCAAGCTCGCCTTTGATCAGGGCCTGACGCCCAAGCAGCTGCAGGCGCTGAGCGGCTTTTATGCGGGCAAGATCGCGGGCCTCGAACAGGCGGCTGAGGACCAATACAAGGCCGCGAACGAGACGATGATGAAGAGCCTCGCCGCCGACTGGGGCAAGGAGACGGACGCGAAGCTTGCCCAGGCGCGGCTCGCGGCCGGCGTCCTGGCCGAGAAGGCGGGCCTTGACGCCGCCGGCCTATCGGCCGTGGCGGCCAGCCTGTCGAAGGGATCGGGCGACGCGGCCACGATCCGTCTCTTCTCGGCCCTGGCCGACATGATGGGCGACGACCGGCTGGTCCGGGGTGGGGCCACGACGACGCTTGGCACCACCCCGGCCGATGCGCGGCGCCGCGCGGCCGAACTGCGCGCGCCGGACGGGGCCTATGCCAAGGCGGTGGCGACGAACGACCGGACCGAGCTCGCGCGGTTGAAGCCGGAAATCGAGCGGCTGGACCGGATCGCGGCGGGCGGCTGACATGGGCCGCTGCCCGCCGGATCTGCTGGGGCAGATTGCACAGGCGCGCGCCAACCTGATGGTGCAAGGCGCGCGCCGCCTGTCCTTCGGCTGCGGGCCGATGGTCGCTGCTTGGCTCGGGGATGACCTCTCCGCCATCCTGGGCTGGCCGGAGGTCGAACTGAGCTATTTTGTCAAGGAATGCGAGGGGTGGTCGCTAAGCCCGGTCGACGGCGAGGTCGACTATTGAAGGTGTGCATGGGTGGCGAGGCGGGGGGTCCTACTTCAGAAAATCGGCTTGCATTTGCGCGCTCACGTTCCCGAAGAGGAACCGGCCCGACATGCCGTTTTTCAGTCGAGCTGTTGCGGTCCCCGCGACGCCAGTTGCATCCCTTGTCGCTATGACGACGCCGGTCTGGCCATTGTTACATGTGACCGGGATCGTAATCGTGTTCATGGTATCGCTCGCGTCGTAGGTGCCTGCGCACTGTAGCCCGCTCAAGGTCACGATGGTGAGGTTCCCTTTGCGGGTCGCCAGATCGATCGACACGGTGCCCTGCGCCGTCTCGCCGTTGCTGATCTTGCCAACGATCGGCAGATTGATCGCACCCGCGCAACCTGCCAGCATAGCGACGCCGGCCATGGCGGCGAAAAAGTTCTTCATCATGGCAAGCCTCTCCCATTTTGTGCAACCCTCCGGCGATTCGGCCCCTGTTGACAAGCCCCTTCTTCAGGCCCATGTTCGGTCTGGGTCTAGAAAGCCCATAAGTAGGCGGTTCTCGCGACGATACCTGCGACTTCCCATGGCGGGGGTGCGGAGACATAAGGCGCGCAAGCGCTCGAATAATCCCGCCCGTCCTACTCGGGTTTCTAGCCCCCGCCGCCAGCGGGTCTAGAAAGCTCGCCTGTCGGTGCCCCTAAACCTTTGTAGGAGGGCTGCGGCATGGGTGCCGAGATCATTCCATTCGATTTTGAGGAACAGGCCGTGCGCGTGGTGCTGCGCGGCGACGAGCCCTGGTTCGTGGCGGCCGACGTGTGCCGGGTGCTGGAAATTCAAAATGTCACGCAGGCCGTCCAGCGCCTCGACGATGACGAAGTTACCCTATGCCAGACAGAGGGTAGCCACCGCCCGATGAACCTCGTTTCCGAAAGCGGCCTCTACGCCCTGGTGTTGCGATCCGACAAGCCTGCCGCCCGCCGCTTCCGCAAATGGATCACGGCCGAGGTCTTGCCCGCGCTACGGCGGACCGGGCGCTACGATCTGGCGTCCGAACCTGCCGCGCCCGATCCGGTTGAAGACCCGATGGGTCCGCGCGACTGGCTGGCGCTGGTGCGCGAGGCTCGTCTTCTGGGTGGCACCGGCGCCGGGCGCCGCATGTGGGCCCTGTCGCCGCTGCCGCCGCTGTTTCCAGACCGGATGCTGGCCACACCGGGCGACGGTAGCGGCGCAGACTGCCTGCGCCACCTTCTGGCCTGCGACACCATCTGCGCCGGTATGACCATCGCCGAACTGGTGGCGGCCGCGCGGGCGGGTGACGCGGGCGCCTACCGCACGCTGGCGCGGGCCGGTCTGCGCGCTGGCCCCGAGGATCTGTTCGTGGCCGGGGCCCTGCCGCACGGCGCGCGGCTGTTCGACGGGACGGACTGGTCGGGCGGGCGCCACCGCGCCGCCCTACTTGGCCTGCCGGGCGCGCGCCCTGGACAATTGTCGCTGGCGGGCGTCGCGACGCGCGGCGTCCATGCGCCCCTGCCTTCGGCCAGGTCTAGCTCCGACGAGGGGGAGGTCGCCCATGTCTGAAGAGCGTGAACAGCAGGTCTTTGACCTGAGCGAAGAGGCGGATCTGAACTTGCATCACCTGGACGCCATTCTGGACGCGCTTCTGGCGCAGATGGAGGGGCCGATGACGCAGGCGCCCGACAAAGGCGCGCAGGCCTATGCGCTCGTTGCAGCGGCGCAGCATTTCCGGGCGGCGGCCGGGGAACAGGTCACGGCCATCGCACGCACCATATCTGGGGTGGGCGCCTAGTGGTGCCCCCCTTGACTTCTCCGCAAAACTCTGCGCCCTAATATCGAATCGTCGGGCACCCGGTCTTTCCGGTCCGACTGACCGCGGGAAAGCACCGCCGAGGACGGCCGCGTAAGCGCCCAGGAACGGTCCGGCTTGGCCGGGCACCCCTTCCGAAAACACCCCCATTGTTTTCGTGAAGGAGGCCCGCCATGGGTTTCATGCAGGACGTCGAGGCGCATCACCGCCTTACCTATCAAAACAACGCCCAGATGGTCGCCCAGCAGCTGCGCAATCCGCTGCGCCAGGCCGTGACCATCATGTCGGGCCTCACCGGCGAGGCCCGCAACGTGGTCGACCTGCTTCAGAAGAAGCGGGCGCAGAAGGGCCAGGACTATGGCCGCAACAACCCCGACAACCGCTCGAAATGGGACAACCGCTGGCTCGTGCGGCCGGAGGTCCTGCATGACGGTGAGCTGATCGACCGCACCGACAAGTGGGACATGGCGATGGATCCCACGTCGCACCTCGTCCGCAACTCGATCGCAGCGGTCGAACGGGCGGTCCAGGACACGATCATGGGGATCGAAGAGGACGCGAACGGCAATTTTGCCGTGACGGGCTCGGGCATCCTTGGCCTGGCGGTGAGCGGCAAGCGCCCCGGCGCGGGCGCGCCCCTGCCCGCCGGCAACACAATCCCACATGCCAACACCGGCCTGACGCTCGACAAGTTGCGCGCTGTCAGGAAGGCGCTGAAGAAGGCCGACTTCGGGATCGAGGACGCCGACCCGCTCTGGGCCTGCATCACGCCCGACCAGGAAGACGACCTGATCGGCATCGCCGCCCAGTCCGGCCCGGCGCTCAACGCCTTTTCGATCGAGCAGCTGCGCACCGGCAAGCCGTCGCCGCTTCTGGGGATCAACTGGATCTTGACGAACCGCCTTCCGACCGACGCGAGCGGCAAGCGGATGATCCCGGTCTGGTCGAAGTCGAACGTGGTGGCGGGCTTCTGGCAGGATGTCGAGGGCACGATCTGGAACGACACGTCAAAGCAGAACCTGCCCTACCTCTACACCTCGGCCTATGTCGACTGCGTCCGCGTTCAGGACGCCGGTGTGCGCGTCATCCTCTGCGCCTGATCTGATCCGGGCGGCGGCGCCAACCCGCCGCCCTTACCCCTTTCGGCCTACCCCTAGCCGGTAGCCCACTCGCAGGAGATCCATCATGATTGTCACCGGCCGTTCCAACGTGGTGCACGACTACCTCGACCCGGCGTCGATCCCGCCCGACACGATGCTGATCCGCGGCCAGAACCGCATCGTCACGCTGACCGCCACGAATGCCGCCAGCGATAATGCCGGTTCGCGCTACAAGCTGTGCGCGATCCCTTCGAACGCGCTGATGGACGAGACGACAGCCTTCCAGGTGCAGAACTGGGGCTATGCCACGGTGCAGGTCGGAACGCAGGCCAATCCGACCTCGCTTCTCAACGTCGCCAAATCGGCGGCAGCCGTGCAGACCCCGTTCGTCTTCGGGGATGCGAACCACGGCAAACGCCTGTGGGAAATCCTTGGCCTGGCGGCCGATCCCGGCGGCGAAATCATGCTCTGGGCGACC